TGTGACATTGAGTGTGACACCGGTGGTGGAATTTTCCACATAGTCATCGGTGTAACTGAGTCCATCACCAGCTGAGTCGTCAGCATCATTGGCTATGGTCATGGTGCCAGTTCTAGCACTGGTTTCCACAATTATGGTATAATCCATTTTAAATGCTTTGATAAATGTTGTGCTCACAGTAAACAGTGTGGTATTGGTAGCACCGGCTGTGATTGTGGCCTGTTGACCAGTTTGTCTAATGAAACTGCCCATTTGTATCTGAGCTGCACTGTCTATGCCTATACTGGCAGGTATCGACGTAGTAGCAGTAGTAAAAATTTTAATTCTAGGGTAGGCGCCGCTGTATGCTGTGGTACGCTGAAACATGTCACCAATACTGATATTATTGATGGCATCTATAGTGATCACTGGTGCTTCAGGACTGGTGGTGCCGTTGAAGTGGTTGCCCACATCATAAAAGATATTGTAGCCCGAAGCGTTCAAACTCACACCATTGATGAATATGCCTTCTTCATAGATATCATCAAATAAATTGTGTACCACACGCACGCCAGTGGCTCCTCCATTTACTGGTGAGACACCACCCAAGACCACACCTTGATACATGGTATCAAATTGTCCATTGCTGATCACCGCACCGTTGATTTGTTGTGCAGTGTTGATGCCATAGGTAAAGCCTGAAAATCTACAATTATCAAACACAATTTGTGTGCAAGGCAAACTGCTGGTACTGCCCCAGTCTATGGCCTTGGTGTTATCTGTTGACACTGTGAGATCAGCAGTGGTCAGTGGACCAAACACATCAACATTGGTGAATGAACAGTTCTTGGCTTTCTCAATCAAAATGCCTGTGTTGAGTTGATTGGTTTGAAAAGCCATGCCTGTGACTTCAATGTTTTGTGGTGCTATAAGAATGTTAACTCCAGTATTGCCTTGTGCGTCGGCTGTTTGTGCAATGTAACTTGGCAATGACTCTACAGCCCAGAAGGCAGGTAAACTTGGCGGCTGGCCGGCCAGTCCCACAGGCACTGGCGCAATACTGCGATAATATGCATTACCGGCCACATAGTATACCAGCACACCCTCAACATAGGCTGTGTTGGCTGCCCAGTTTTGTACGTTGAAACTGATTATACTACTGTTGGCACCTTCGCCATACATTCTGGCAAAACTAGGTATCACAATAGTGTCTGTAACGATATAAGTGCCAGCAGGGAAAAACAAACTTCTACGAACTTGTGTGTTGTTTTGCACAGTGTATAATTGAGCCAGCGCCCGATTGATCGCTGCTGTGTCATCTGTTGACCCATCACCTGTGGCACCAAAGTCTGTGATCACTGCATAACTGTCCAGTCTGCTTTGTATGCTTTGTGCAACAGGTGTGCTGGGGGTGGCACCTGTTTGTACTGTGTATCCAGCTGCTTCGCCTTTGTAAGTGTACTGGTCAGCAAATCCCAGGATGTCCGAATACTCAGTAAGAATTTCAGTGTTGCCCACTGCAGGTGCACCATCTTCCAGTGTGCCGTTGCCAATGAACAGCCTACGATCATCCACTGCCCAGCCCAGTTCGGCGCCTGCTAGGGGTTGGGGTAAATCTACTTGTAAACCCTTGCGGGCGGTAATTCGTGATATTTGTACAATTGCCACAGTGTGATTCCTTGAGGTATTACATATTTAGCAAGTAATACTGTTCAACCTTTTTCCACCACATGCTGCGATACCGGTCAAACTCTGCCCCTTCTAGTACAAATTCTTGATATTCTGGCTGTGTGAGCATGGTCATTTGCTCATCTAACTGGGGTTTGACACACATTAAAATCACGCCTTTTCGGATTTTTGTTCCATGCAATTCGTTGTGTGCTTCTGCATAGGCGCAGAGTTGTACAAAGTAATCATCGATCCATTCGCGACGTTTGGGCTTGTTGGTTTGCTTGTAATCCAATATGGCTTCTTCATTCAAGTGTATGCCTGCACCATCTGTTGTGCCTGCATACACCTTGGGGAAATACAGCGGAACTTCGATGCCCCAAAATTCACTCACGTTCTTCAGGCCATGTTCTACCACAGTGTGTGCCATGGCATGGCTTGCCCAGGAGAATGGATTTGTGCCACGGTCTTTGATCGCCCCATCTCGAACATACTGCTCAAGATAAGTGTGCATGCGGGTGCCACGGTTGGCTGCTTCTGTTGTGATAGCTTGTGCCTGTTCTGTGCCCACACGATTACGCCAGTTCTGCAAGGCCCGTTTGCTTTCCTCGCTTTTTGTAGCATCCAGTATTGTGGTTACACTAGGCAACTTGTTGCCATCAGGAGTGGCATACAGTCTACGGCCGTTGACATTTTCCCGGGGAATGGGCTTGTAATCAAATTTAGGATTGTACAATGTTAAACTCTAAAACTTTCTCCGCAACCGCAGCGGTCACGTTCATTGGGGTTGGTGAATTCAAAGCCTTCATTGAGGCCCTGGCGTACATAGTCTACTTGTGTGCCACGCAGGTATACATCATGTTTTTTATCAATTAGCACGCAAAAATTATTTTGAGCATAATTTATAGTGGCAGCATCGGGCTCATATTGTTTCACGTATTCTAACACATAAGCAAGTCCAGAGCAACCGGTGGTCTTTACCCCCAGCCGTATTCCAGCATAGCCTTTGGTTGTGACTAATTTTTGTATTTTGTTTTGAGCTTGATCAGTTATGGTTATCATATTTTAATGAAATTCTAAACACAGCATTTTTGCCCAGTTAAAAAAGTCAGGACAATTTTTAGATATTTCTTGTATTGGTGCCACTGATTTGGAAACATAATGTAACCGATTTGGGCTCTGTGAGTTGCTTTTGCATAATTTTACAATATGCTGCAAAAATGCTTGTCCATGACACTCAAAAAGGTGGTGTGCATATGTGTGTGAATCGGCAGCAATTGATGCTGTTGGTTCTCCCAAAAAAGATATCGTGTAATAAAAATTGTTGTCAACAGTCCAGTTGTGATAAAGATTATCTCGTAACAGACGATAACTTTCACTTTTCAATAAACTGTCAACAATTAATTCCAGTGCTTGGCGCTCTAAGTTTAAATGTAAATTTATTATAGCTACCACATGCATGAAAGCACTGGTTACCTGCATTTCAACCAAATCAAGTTGACTGAAACTGATACATTTTTTTGGCATCACTGACAAATAGGTACGACCTCCCCAATCTGTTCTGACACTTTCTATGTACTCAAATTGAAATTTATCTTGATAGTTGGGGTCATACAACGCAGGACTCGATGCCAGCGGCTCATTTAAAAAAACTATAGGTAATATATTTTCTTGCATCAACTGAAACAAAGTATGTTTCCAGGTTTCTGGTGTTTGGCCAGGTAACCCATAAATTAATTGTGCTTTGATAACCAGATGTGGATGTGCTGTTTTTAATTCATTAGCTATTTTTACGTGTTCGTCCCATTCAATACCGGGCCGATCAATGTTTTTTAAAACTTGTTGATTTGTATCTTGTAAAGAAAAATTCAACGTTCTTGAAATTAATTTTCCTTTTGCAAGTGCATGAAATATTTTTAAATTGTTATTTTTGTTTAATTTGCTGTAATTGCCTTGAAGTGTAAATTTATTTTTTCCTTTGATATTTTTTTCAGCAAAATATTCAATCATGTCAACATCTTCGTTATACAGTCCAACATTGGCATCTGCCAGATATATATTATTGATATCTAATTCTTCAAACAAATCAATTTCTTGTTGGTAAGTATTTTTCCTCCTCGACACCTTGGTGCCGAGTCCACCATTCCAGTCACAAAATGTACACGAATATGGACAGCCTCTTGTGACAGTGTAAGGCATCCATACTTCTTTTTTCAATAGTTTGGCTTGTTCTTTGAGTTGGGTTGCCATGACAGTAAACATATCTTTGTTATGAATGTAAGGACTGGTTTCGATCATTTTTACAACTTGGTAATCAGCAACGATGGTTTTACCAGTTTTGTGATTTTGCCAAGCACAATTTGAAGTATTGAATGCAATCAATGGTTTTTTGGTTGCTAAATGGGTCACAATATCAGCAAATGCCACTTCTCCTGGACCGTACACTGCATAATCAATGTAGTGATGATGTGTAAAAAATTCTTTGTTAACGTTAACATCAATGCTGGGACCACCAGCAATAATTTTAAAATCATCCTTTAATTTACTTTTAATTCTTGACAGTTGTTCACACAAATAATCATGATTCCAAATATAATGACTGGTGCATAATATGTCTATGCCAGTTTGTTTGATTTGTTTGATTAATTCTTCATCAGAGATTTCTTGTTGTATGGGGATTGCCCATTCTAATTGATCTTTTATTTCAGTGCAAAACAAATCAATTTGCATTTTGAGTTGTAATGCCAGTGGATACAACCAACTCTTGGGCCAATCTACAGGATTAGCGTGATAGAATAATATTTTTAATTTGTTTGTTGTTGGCACATATTGATCATTTTGTTCACCAAAGTCAAGTGGTTGAAAGGATGTCAGCATGTATTTGATTTTTCTTTCGATAGTCTTCTACTGCGGCCTTTATGGCATCTTCAGCAAGAATAGAACAATGAATCTTGACTGGTGGCAGTGCGAGTTCTTCAGCAATCTGTGAATTTTTAAGAGCTGCGGCCTCGTCAAGCGTTCGTCCTTTAACCCACTCGGTAACAAGAGAGGATGAGGCAATCGCACTGCCACATCCGTATGTTTTGAACCTAGCATCTGTTATAATCCCGTTTTCAACTTTGATTTGCAATTTCATCACATCGCCGCAGGCTGGTGCGCCCACCATGCCTGTGCCAACGGTATCATCAATTTCAAACTTACCCACATTGCGTGGATTTTCATAATGATCGATTACTTTTTCTGAATAAGCCATGTGATATTTCCTTCGCTGATTATAGCGTATTTACTGATTGATGTCAATGGGAATGGGTTACTTGTTCATTCCGCGTTGCATGGCGGATTTGGCCGAGGCGGCCACAATGTCTTGTGCTTTGTTTACTGGCATTTGCGTTGGTCCTTCAGGAGCTGCGCCTTTGTATTTGATTATTCTGGGATTTTGTGAATCCATGGGTTCCAGCACACTGTCCAAAGGAGGTTGACTCACAATGCTGACAATGTTTTTTTCATTAACTGGAAATCCTAAACTACGAGCAGCAGAAATAAATGCATCGGTGCTGATCTGTTTTTGTGCGTTTTCGTCATCGGCCCGGCCAGAAAGAAAGTTCACAAGGCCCAATAATTTTTTTGGATCTGGTGAACTCCCGGATTCGACTTCGTCAATTCTCATTATCTACGTGCTCGGCCCAGTGCGGCTCCTGCTGGTGCAGGTTCTTCAGCATCCATTTCAGCACCTATATCTGCACCTATGTCAGCACCTAGTTCAGCACCAGGCATTGGAGCCGGCGCAGTACCTGGCATGCCGCTGGCAGCCATGCTGGTGTCTAGTGCAGCAGGTTGTCCTGTGACCACACCCAGTGCAGTTTCCAGTTGTTGCTTGGCGCCTTGTAAGTTTTGCACAAGTCCTTGCAATGCTGCTGTGACATCAGCATTGAACTGTGTGGCTTGTTCCATGCCAATTTGATTGCGGATTGAATCTACTAGAGCAGGCAGTTCTTTGAATTGCATCTCTGTGGTGTCTTCCAACATTGATTGCATTTTGTCTACCATGTCTTGTGCAGCCAATACCACTTGTGCTTGTTGAACTTCTGATTCTTTCAACATGCTGTAAGCTCTACGCAAACGACTTTCGGCAGTCATTAACGCAGCACCAGCAACCATTTTTTGTTCGTCAGGTGTGAGATTTTGGCCAGTTGTGCTTTTCTTTATTGCTGCTGCCAATTTGGGATCCTTGACATCCACTGCGGGCTTGACACTTGATGTGGTAGCAGTAGTAGTAGTAGGGGCACTGCTAGAAGTAGTAGGCTGTATGGGAACTTGTTCTTCCCGGATGCGGCTGGTCAGGGCTTGTTCCATCATCACAAGTTTCAAGTAAGCAGGGTTGCGCTCACTGGTATGACGGCTGGGACTACGCTGATGTTCAGCAATTACACCACGCACACGTTTCAGCATGACCTGTGCTTCTCGCACTGTGAGTCGGTTCACAGGCATTTTTGTACCAAAGTAGCTTTCAAATACTCGGGCTACTTGGCGGCTCTTTTTTGGTGTGGCCAGTTCGGTTAATTTCATTTGGCAAATCCTCTTAGTTGTAGATATTTAGCCGAATTTAAACATTTTTCAAGTTCTTGATTCAGCAGTGACAGGTTCTCAATTTTGGGTGCAAGTTTGGTGCGCACTATTTCACGGAATTCATGGCGTGTACTGTGTTCTGCTTGCCCACGACGGCAATGTATGTCAGCTGTGAGTGATTGTTTTTTGCTGTCTAGTATGCGGATGTTTTGTGCTAGTTTGTATTGTTGCAGATGATCTGCCACACACCATGACATGGCAGTTCGTTTACTGCTGAACATGCTCACAAGATCATCACTGTGATACACAGCAAAGCCTGCACACTCAGGTCGCAAGTGGTAACGTCCAAATGCCACGTAGCCACCATGTTCATCATCTATAATGAGTTCGGTGTACACACGTTTGAGTTCACGCTCAGCAAAGCGTTCTAATTTTTGATCACGGGTCATAGTGTTTTGATGTAGTGGGCTGTGAGCCACCCCACAACACCCAGCAGCACACCAATGATGCCAATGCCCCAGGTAATGATTTGATCGTTGCGTTTTTCGCCCATTTTGCGCACAATGCCATGCACTTCAGTGACCATTTGTTTGACGTGGCCAACTTCTTGTTCCACTGTTTCTATCTTGAGTTCCAGCATGCGGTAACGTTCTGCACACAGTTCAACGTGGGCTTCAAGGCTTTTCTTTTCGATATCAGTGGTATCAACCATGGTCAGGCTCCAATGGCGTATTTATGGCGCTGAACCAAATGTTTTGATTGGCGCCTTGAGCATGCAAGGTAGCGGTGACTGCTTCTGCTTCGTCTAATCCTGTGACCATGGGCACACCTTCACAATCACCAACAAGTCCATCTAAATCATCACTGCCAAAGTTGCTGCCAAGCACACCTTCAGATTCAACATCAAACGCAAAATGCCAGCCGTCGGGGTGTTTTGTGGGTAGCACAACATTCATGGGCTGTGTTCGCAGGCTCATTATTTGTAGTAAACTTTCCCAGTTGCGTTGTTGATTGCGGCTGCGGTTCCATTGGTCGGGGGTGTGAATCACTAGACCTGTCTTTGTGGTAAATGGTAACTGTTGAGGGCGAAGATGTCCTGTGACACCTGTGTAGGTACAATCAAAAAGGGTGCGGCACAAGACTTTCATTATGTGCATATTTAACGCCAAAAAGAAACCCTGGATTTTTTACGTCCAGGGTCCCGGTTTACACCGTCAATTGTTGATTAAGACAATGGAGATGTTGTGAACACAGCGTTGGCAGCCGCACTGTTGAATTGAATATTCAGACCACCTGTGGCGGTAGCAGTGTTAGCAACAGTAAGGAACTGCGCAGCGTTGGCATACGCACCCTTGGGATAGATTGCCACGTTCAGTATGGTTGGTGACGCTGGGCTGACTTGATACATAGCAACTGTACCGCCTGCGCCAGTGGTGCCAGCACCACTTTGGATAGCCTGCATAGTGTTGTTGATAAAACCATTGACGTTACCGCCAGTAGCGATACTTGCATTAGCCACCAGGCTGAAAAAGTCCAGACCAGGACCAGCCAAATTGACTGGGCCTTGAGCAGCAATGTTTGCTGTTCCAGCGATACTGCCATTTGCAACGTCCATTGCAAATACTGGTTGTGTGGTTCCGTTTGTTTTTGTAAACTGTGCCATAATAAATTTCCTTTAAAGTTAAGTGGTCTTGTTGGACCTGCTTTTATTTATACAATTGGTAAAAATTATGCC